TACTTTTAGTTGCAAGAGTTACACCATTAAAAGTAATTGTAATTGTTGTGTTTACTGGCTTGTTTTCATTTGCAGTTCCTTGAACTACATATAAAACTCCAGAAGTTCCTGTTTTGGCTGCTGTATTAACCTGTGTGCTTGGAGCAGCATCCCATGCTACTACCGCACCATTGGTTGCAGTTGCTTGAATTACACCGCTAGTTGATAGTTGTGCTGCATAAGCATCCATTGCACGAACGTTTACGTATCCCGTTCCCGCATTAGTAACGCTTGTTGCAGTTGCAACATCTACACTAGATGTTAATGTTCCTGCTGTTGCTGAATCTTGTACACGAACGTAAGAGTCTGCTACAGACAAAACGTTTGTTTTTACAGTTGTTCCAGCATAGATAGTTTTAATATCAATAGTAGAAGTGGTTGAGCCAACCTTCTTCTTTTGTGTTACCGTTACGGTACCTGCACCATTAACAGTCAACTTAACATTTGTTGGCAGTGTAACTGCTGTTGATGTTGTTGCTGTAAATGTAAACAACTTACCTAGATTAGTAAGTGTTACTCCAGTAGGGTTTGACCCTGCTGCTGTGTAATCAGTAAATGTAGCAGGACCAGAGATTTCTAACGAAACGTTATCGTCTGCTGTAGAGGCCAAAGTGTCGCTTGTTGTTAATACAACGACCGCATTGACTCCAGATTCTGCCTTAGTTGTGTCTGTTAATACTGTGACCCCACGAGCCCCTGCAGATAGTGAATCAGATAATACATATCCGTTACTTACTGCTGCTGATGCTTGTGGCATAACAGTAAAAAATGTACTCGCCATCGCTGCAGCGGTAACAAGTGCTATCTTTTTGAATGAATTCATTTTTCTCCTATTTCTTTTTATATTAGATTGAATCTATCTAGATAATCTTTTACGTCATCTGGGATAGGTTTATATTGTATCACGTTGTCTGGTAGGTCGTCAACTTGCTTTGGCCTATCTTTAAACGTATGTACTTCTATTTCTTGATTTACATTTTTAGGCGTAAAACTAATGGCCCCAAAGACCGCTCCGCATACAGCATCAGAAAGGTCCTTAGATTTTTTACGTGGGTGGTCAACCTTTTTGTCATTAATAATCTTAAGTTCACCCATCTCGTCTAGCAATAAGGGAATCATGGGCATAGCAACTCTTTCTTCATATACAAGCATTGCTAGATCTTCATAGTGTTTTTTCCCTACAGATATTGTTTCAGTTTTGATTCCGACAGATTTTAATTCATTTTGAATATCAAATGATTGCCACCTATCAAAAGAAACCAAGCCTATGTTAAATCCCTGCCTTCTTAGATTAATAATCCAATTTTTTACATCGCTCAGGTTAACTGGGCCTTCTGTTTTTGGTTCCCACCACGCAACTGCGTCAACAATAACAATTGGAGCAACCTGTTCATAATCTTTTAATACTTGAAGACTAACCCATTTATCAACGTGTGCAATTGCTACGGCACACTTGTCATGTTTTTGTGCAAGGTCAGCATGAATATAATATATTTTTTCTGGATCTGGTTGAAAAGAAGAATCAAATCTTCTTGAACTGTCTACTGGATTTCTTAATGACATGCATTTTTCTAGTTTATCTCTTTGTTTAAAGAATGCATCAGAAGAATATGTTGGTTTACAGGCAAAGCGCATCATGGCATCACCAAGGTCTGTAAAAAATGAAAGTTTAAAGTCTTCAATATCTCTAGTTGGATTTACTTCCCACGTTGGTTTTTTTAATGCAAGAATTCCTGGGAATTTATAAGACTTTATATAATCTTCGTCCCAGGTAATTTCAAATGTATTATCTGGATGATCTTCAGGCAGAGTGGGATTAATAATAAATTTATGATGTTTTTCAATTACTTCTTTTTCTGCAATAACATCGTCATATCTTTTTGAAATAAAGTCTCCAACATATCTAGGGAATGAAAGTAATGCAACTTTGCCTAAATCTGGGAAACGAGAATCAACTGATCCACGAAATGCCTTATAAATATTTTCTGCAGTCTTGCCTTGTTCATTTCCAGTTCCAACTTCTGATGCAAAACCAGAAATTTCATCAAGCACTGCAAGTATTAAGTTCAAACCTTCATGCGATTCTCTTTCTGAATGTCCAGAATAAACCGTAATGGACTTATTAAACTCTATACTATCTGCTTTTGCATAAAATTTTCCTGCAAACCAAGGTGATCCTTCAATCTTTGTTTTAAATCCTTTAAAGAAAACATTCTTAGCCTGTTGAGCATTAATAGCAACGTTAATAATATCAATAGCATCTCCACCTGGCTTACCAAAGTATCTCGCTGGGTCTTTAAGGCATAGGAGTTTGTATACTAAATATGCACATCCTACTGTAGAGGTAAAGTCTTTTCCGCTACCCTTGCCAAGTTGTAATATAATTTCATTTTTTGTATATTTGTCATAATAGGCACCTCCATCATTTGTCCCCATTAAATCTTCAAGATCTTTTTTATAATAAATTTGGCTCATTGCCTCTACAATGTTATATTGTATTTCTGAAAGTTGTGGCTGTCCAAGATAGTTTGGTGACTCAACAAATGTCTTTACATCTACTGGTCTTTCTTCAAAAACACTATCTTTTAATACTTCTAAAAAATCATTGAACGTCGTGGACAATTGTTAACACCTCATTATCTTTAGCAATGTCAGATAAACGTTTCATAATTTTATCTCTTACCTCTGGATGTTCGCTTGCGATGTCTCGTAAAATTTCTACAAGAATCTCTTGACGTCTTTCAATTTCTACCATTTCTTCTGCTAACTCTTTATTTTCTAGCAGTCCCGCCTTTTGAAGCATCTCAATTCTGGCTTTTTCAATATCCACAACCAGTTTAATCCCTTGAGTTTTTGCAGAAAGATTATTGCCAAGGCTTGCTTCATCAATAACTTCGTATGCTTTTGTAATTAGTTTTCCATAATGAGCATCCATTGATGCCAATGCTTCTTTTGCTCTTGCACGGATTGCATCATTTGCTGATGCCATCACTTTCCATTCATTTATTAATGCAACTACACGCACCCTTGGAATTTCTAATTCTTTTGATATTTTTGTTGGATCATTACCCTTTAGATATTCTTCAACAACCTTATTGACCTGATCTAAATGTTCTACTAACTCTGCTTCAGTTGACATTTGCGTACTCCCTTATACTCATATTGTAAAGACGATCACACCAAAAAAGATGATAGGATGTTCCTACATGCTCGTTATCCCTAGATGTTATTGCAAATCTATCTCTAATTAAACTGTCTGCATGTTTTTTAAAAAAATCTATAAAATCAGTCCTTGGAAAAAACCAAAGTGTTTCTAAATCCATTTCTGGAAAATTGTAGTCCCATGAGAACATGTATAGTTTAATGTTGTTTGATTTACAATAAAGTTCTAAAAATAACAGATAGTGAAAAGTGTTAATTTTAAGAACCTCTAAAGATTGTTCGTCCGTGTCTTTTGTATAAGTTCCATGCCTTACTGATCCAGCCTCAAAATCACCAGGATAGTTTAAGAATTTTCTGGTCTCTTCATTGATTGGAATATAATTTCTGCCTATTTCTGGCAGGCAAATAAAAATTTGATCTGGTTTGCCAAATTTATCTATATACTTAAATATATTAGCAACAATTTCTAAACATCCGATTCCTGGCATTGCTAAATTAAAATATCCAGAAACTTTTTTATTTTCTTTTATTCTATTGTATAACTTTTTTGACCAAACTTCATCTTCTTCTAGGCCAATTCCAAATGTTGTTGAGCATCCAGAAAATAGCAAATGTTCTCCTTCATGATTGCTTTCAAATTCTTCACATCTAAAGTTTTTAGAATTTAATGTTAGATCGACAAAAGATTGATTTTTAAATAGATGTCCCCACCCATCTAGATCTTTCTTAAATTTGTTAAGAACTAAATGATTCATTTTAATTTTGATCATTTTTTTCCTTGGCTATTTTTAATAATACTAAATATCCGATTAGATCGTCTATGTCGTTGTCACCAACATAGTCAGTTCCTTTCATAAGCCTGCTGAGTTTGTCATCAATCCTTACACGTAGTTGTTCTACTGGATCTGATTTACTAAAAATTCTAACTGGATCTAAAGCGGAGTCCCCGTACGCAATATTTTTTTCAATAAGCATTTGTGCAATTGAATGACAGGTTTGCCAAATATTAATTCCAGACGGAGCGCCTAGGGAATGTAAATATAAATCAGTGCATTTAAAATCTCTCACATCTTTATATACTGACTCAAGTTTCATCAGGTTCACCTTCCCAATCAAATACGTCTGGTAAATCTTTAAACGTAGAAATGGCATATGTGATTCCAACAGCAGTAACTATTGCTGTTGTTAATAATATCTTTTTAGCCTTACTCATCTTTTTGACTTCCTTAATCCAAATTTTGCAAGGTATACGTAAATAGTTTCAACGCTGGTTCCACATTCCTTAGCAATGTCCTGTGGAGACTTTTTATCCATAACATAGCGCTTACGAAGCCAAGTCTCACTTGTATATAGTTTACCAGTCATAGTATTATTTGTCAACCCTTGTTACTGGATCAAGTCTATCCCAAAACCCTCCTGGGTTTCCTTGATACGCTTGCCCAGTTTCCCGATCCAAAAGAAGCCATTTAGTTGGAGCCAAGGTTTTAACTGTTAATATAACATTATTTTTTTCTTCTTTAAAAATAAGAGGCTCTCTATTTGTCATTTAAAAGCCTTTGTTAAATTATTAATTGCCCAGTATCCTATCCCGCAAGCATCTGCAACATCGTTATCCCTAATATCTTTGTCGTATTGAACGTTAATAAACCTAATAGTCTTTTCTTTTCTTATTTCACGCTCTTGTGTTTTATACCACGACTCTGATTTATTTGGGGTCTTACTTCTCATATCTATTTTTTCTTCTTTGCTAAATCGTTTATTGCCAATGTAGTTCTGCCAAGTTATAGGCGAAACAGATCCTATTTCTTTAACTCCACATTCCCAAAATGCTGCTAATATTGCTCCCTGAATTAATGCTAAATCAGATACTGTTTTTGGGCTATTCATAAAAATAGTATGCTCAATAACAACAACATCGATATCGTATAGATCAAATAGCGCTCTAGTTTTTGCATAGGCGTCTCCTATTTTTTCATAAACTGTATTTCCAGCAAAGGTTACTTTTCCTACAAAATCTAATTTTTTATTATCAAAAATAGCAAAGGCAATGCTATTTGTGCTTGCATCGACAGCACAAACCTTTTGCCTATTTGCATTCTCAAGATTTATTATTTTTGCTATCACGCACAATTCCTTTAAGTTTTTTTAATGTTTTTTCAACTTCTTTGTTATTGACTTGACATACATTGCAAAGGCTGTCGTCATTATACATAGATAAAACTATGCCACAGCCTCCAGAACATTTCTTTGGATTTAGTTTTCTTTTTTGTCGTTTAACAGAATTATATCTAGAAAATATTTTTTCTTTTGTAGCGTTTTCTCTGCAAAGAACACTACAATAAACCTGATAACTCACATTAGGTTTAAATTGACTATTGCACCAACTACATTGTTTCACTTAATTCCTCTAGAGTTTTTATTTTAATTACACCATCTCCAGCCTCATCGCATGTTTTTCTAACTGGGCAAGTTTTACATTTTTTAGAATTGCTTCTATAATTTTTAATTGGTAACTGTTTATTTTTCCAAGCAGCAAAAACTTCATCCATCCAGGCAAAAGTGTTATCAATATATTCTCTATAGGTATCGTTTACTTCAATAGGGAAAAGTAGTAGTTCATGATTATTTTTGTTTTCATAAATAATAATTCCCTTAGATTTTTTTAATATCTTCATATATATTAATGTCTGAGTAACGTGATCTTTTTTTGGCTTGCCAGCCTTTTTCCTATATTCGAATACCTCATTATTCTGTGTTTTAATTTCTCCAACAATCTCTTCGCCATTCCAGACAAGCATACAGTCGCCATATCCAAAAATTGGAGGACTTGAATTAACCACTTTAAACTCTGTGGTATTTTCTATTTCTTTTGTTTTCGGGTTTTCCTTTTGAAATACCTGGGCAATGCCAGAATCTAGCAATGCCTTTTCAATTCTACTATGAGACAAAACTCCGCTACTCATATTTGCTATGTCATAGGGAGTGCTGTAAGTTTCAAATATTGCGCCTTCAAATGCCAAATACCAATATCTTGGGCAAACACCATTGCCATCGCTATAAGTTAAGGTTGACGGAGCAAATGTCTTTTTTGTCATAAACTTTGGATCCTGATTTGCAATATACCCGCTGTTAATTTTTTCCGCTATACCAGAAACGTCAAACGCTGGTGCTGGTGCGCTGTCTTTTTTAATCATAACCTGCTGTAATAAATTTTTAGTCATTTTATCCTTTTCTGTTTAATTAATTATATCAGTTATCAGCGAGTTATGTATTTGAGTGCTGAGAC